GTGGTCAAACATTCAAGTGCTGTTTCCTGCGCTGTACGGCAGGCAGGCCAAGCCCGAAGTCTCCCGCCGCTACATGGATCAAGACCCCGTAGGTCGGCTGGCATCCACGATGCTGGAACGGGTCATGGAATACGAAACCATGCAATTTGGCGACTTTGACCATGCCATGCGTGGTGCGGTTCAAGACCGATTGCTGCCTGGGCGTGGCACGGTGTGGATTCGATATGAGCCGGTGATCGTCAACGAGCAACCCGAAATGGGTGAAGCTGGCATGATGGAAGAGCCAGGCGAAGCACAGGTTTACAACACCCAAGAAGAGCCAACCGAACGCATTGATGCGGCGCATAGCCCCATCGATTACGTCTATTGGACAGACTTCTTGCATAGCCCAGCCCGCACATGGGACGAAGTTTGGTGGGTTTCCCGTGCCGTCTACATGACCAAAGACGAAGGCATGGAGCGTTTTGGCGATGTGTTCAAAAACGTGGGCCTAGACAGCAGCAACACGGACATGGATGCTAAGAATCCAATGACTGCCCGCAACACCTATGACAAAAAAGCCAAGGTGTTTGAGATTTGGAACAAGCGCACCGGTAAGGTTTGCTGGATTGCCAAAGGTTATCCACAGGCGCTAGATGAGCGCGATGACCCGCTAGAACTGGAAGAATTCTTCCCATGCCCGCGCCCGCTGATGGCGACCACCACCACGGGGACGATGATCCCCGTGCCGGATTATGCTGAGTACGAAGACCAAGCGCAGGAATTGGACAACCTTACCCAGCGCATCTACTTGTTGACCAAAGCCTGCAAAGCGGTTGGCGTGTTCAATGCCGAATTCAAGGAATTGGGCCGTCTGTTCACCGAAGGCGTGGACAACAAGCTGTTCCCCGTGACCTCATGGGCGGCAATGTCGGAAAAGGGCGGTCTAAAGGGCGCTATCGACATGATGGACACCTCGCAGATCATTGTGACCTTGCGGGAACTGTATGCCGCACGGGAGCAAGTCAAGCAAGCTATCTACGAGATCATGGGCATCTCGGACATCTTGCGCGGCGCGTCCAAAGCCCAAGAAACCCTTGGCGCACAGCAGCTAAAGGCAAACTTTGGCAGTTTGCGGATGCGTAGCAGCCAAGGCGATGTGGCGCGGTTTGCGTCTGACATCTTTAAGCTAAAAGCGCAAGTAATCTGCAAGTTCTACCCGCCCGAACTGATTATGCAGATGTCCGGCGTGATGGACACACCCGATGGGCAAGACCCGCAATTGTTGCAAGCCGCCATCCAAATGCTGTCCAACAGCACGATCCGCGACTTTCACATTGCGGTCGAGGCCGACAGCTTGGCGCAGATTGACGAACAAGCAGAAAAACAAGGCGCACAAGAGGCCATTCAAGCCATTGGCCTGTTCTTGCGTGAGGCAATCCCCATGATCAGCCAAGCGCCCGAAACCTTGCCAATGGCATCCGAGATGCTGCTGTTCTTAGTGCGCCGGTTCCGTGCCGGTCGCGGGTTGGAAAGCGCAGTTGAACGCGCCATGAAAGCCTTGGAACAGAAAGCGGCAATGGCACAGCAACAACAGCCTGGCCCGCCGCCCGAGATGCTGCAATTGCAGGCTGATCAACAGGCAGAACAAATGAAAATGCAAGCCCAAGCACAAACTGAGCAAATGAAAATGCAGGCGCAGGCCCAAATTGAACAAGGCAAAGCACAGTTTGAAGTACAGATGCATCAAGCCAAGGTGCAGGCTGAGATGCAATTGGCGCAGATGAAAGCTGATTTTGAGACGGTTAAGCAAAACAACGAATTGCAAATCAAAGCCCGTGAAATGGCTGGTAAAGAAGAACTTGAGCGATGGAAAGCCGAATTAGATGCAAACACCAAAATTACGGTTGCACAAATTGGAAAATTAGAAAATTCTGACAATGTAAGCGGTACGATTTTGCAATCAATGGAAAAAATTGCAGCCATGAACGATCAAATGGCAAATTTGCATAATGAAACTATGCAAAACATTGGTGTTGCTATGCAAAAATTCAACGCGCCTAAGCGTGTCATTCGCGGCCCTGATGGAATGATTATTGGCGTGGAGGCTGTGCAATGAGCTTAATTCTTGGGGATCGGATTAGACAAACATCCACAACAACAGGATCGGGCACACTTACGTTGGACGGGCTTGTAACCGGCTTTCAGTCATTTGCCGCAATAGGCAATGGGAATACCACTTACTACACCATCGCGCTGGATGCTCAATGGGAAGTAGGCATTGGAACGTATTCAGCAGGCACATTAGCCCGCGACGCGGTAATTTCGTCCAGCACTGGTAGCAAAATTGTTTTTGACGTTGGCGCAAAAGATGTGTTTGTCACGCTGCCATCAGAAAAAGCGGTTACCTCCGGTACTGATGCGGTTTTGACTAAGCTGACAACGCCAACGGTGCAGGCCACCAATGCCGGTGGTTTGTCGCTAAAAAACTCTGCTGGCACGACTCAGATCAGCATGGGCGGCGGCGGCGGCGACAATGTTTCGGTCAATGTTTCGACCAACATGAACGGGTCAAACGCGCAGATTGACATCAGCCCGACCGGAACAGGCCATGTGCACATGAAACCCAGCGGCACGGGTTCAATTGAGGTTGCGCCGACCAATGTGGGAACAATAGACAACATGACCATTGGCGCAACAACGCCAAAAGCCGTAACAGGCACAACGATTACCGCTACTTCATTTTCGGGGTCAGGATCAGGCTTAACATCAATACCAAACAGTGCATTAACTAATTCTTCAATCACAATAAATGGCGCTTCTACATCTTTGGGCGGCTCTGTAAATGTGGGAACAGTTACAAGTGCATCTGTTGTTTCTGCCAATGGTTTTGCGGGCACTGTGGCTACTGGCACTACAACGCCAGCCATTACGCTGTCAACCAGCATTACAGGCGTTTTGAAGGGCAACGGTACTGCAATTTCTGCTGCATCTGCTGGAACTGATTACCAAGCACCAATCACGCTAACCACTACAGGAACATCAGGCGCTGCTACGTTTGTTGCCAATACGCTAAACATTCCTCAGTATTCCGGCGGTGGCGGCTCAGGAACTGTTACATCGGTAAACGCTACTGTTCCTGCGTTTTTGTCTGTTACAGGCGGGCCAATTACCACTAGCGGAACGCTTGCCATTAGCTATTCCGGCACGGCACTTCCAATTGCCAATGGCGGCACAGGGGAAACTACACAACAAGCGGCTCTTAATGCTTTAGCTGGCAGCGTACAAAATTCACGTTTTTTGGCGGGCAATGGCACAAATGTGACCATGCGGGCAATTGCTGTAGGTGATGTGCCCACGCTCAACCAAGACACCACTGGTACAGCAGCAAATGTCACTGGTGTTGTAGCCATTGCTAATGGCGGTACAGGCACAACTACTCCAGCGCTAGTAGCTGGTACAAACGTCACGATTACTGGAACTTGGCCTAATCAAACTATTGCAGCTTCTAGTGGTGGCTCAGTCACCATTAGCAACGATACGGTTACTACATCTAACCTTTATCCAGCGTTTCTTGCTGCAACATCAGGCACTGCGTCTACAATTTACACTGGTAACGCAAAGCTGTTGTATAAGCCTTCTACGGGCGAACTTCAATCAACAATTTTGACTGGAACTGTTAATGCACCTAACACTTTTGGATTTAAAAATCGAATAATTAACGGCGCAATGGTAATTGATCAAAGAAATGCGGGGGCTAGTGTTACTCCAGCAAACGGAATTTTTACTCTTGATAGATGGTGTTCATTTCAAAGTCTTGCAGGAAAATTTAGTGTTCAGCAAAATGCTGGTTCTGTTGCACTGCCTGTAGGATTTTCAAATTATTTAGGTGTTACTTCTTTATCTGCATATTCAATTGGTACAAGTGATTATTATTTACAACAACAAAGAATAGAAGGATTTAATTTTGCAGATTGCGGATGGGGAACTGCTAATGCAGCTACAGTTACTTTATCGTTTTGGGTGCGTAGTTCTTTAACCGGAACATTTGGTGGTTCGTTTGTGAATTCAGCAGATAATAGAAGTTATCCATTTGCTTACACAATTAACTCAGCAAACACTTGGGAATTTGAAACTATAGTCATTTTAGGTGATACAAGCGGTACTTGGTTAGGGGCAACTAATGGAGCTGGAGTAAAAATAAATTTTAGTCTTGGTGTGGGTTCAGCATTAAGCGCAACTGCTGGAGCATGGGTTGCTGGAAATTATTTATCATCCACTGGCTCAACATCCATAGTTGGCACAAATGCTGCTACTTTCTACATCACTGGTGTGCAGTTAGAAAAAAGCAATATATCCACATCGTTTGATTACCGTTCATATGGAACTGAATTGGGGTTATGTTTAAGATACTATCAAACTTTACCTGGAATTATAGTTAATACATCAGGGTCTTGGGCATCAATAACATATGTTGCGCCAATGAGAGCAAACCCAACAGCAAGCGGTGGCGGTATTGGTTTTACAATAGATAGCGCTTCTATTTATGTGGGTAATTTTTACCAAAATTCTAGGGCTGTTCAAACAATAGCTTTGTCTGCGGAGTTATAAATGTACAAACTAATAAAAAATTCTAACAACGAAGTGTCTTGCGTTTGTAGGTTGGCTGATATGGCGTGTATTCCGTTTGACCCAGACAACACCGATTACCAGCAATATTTAGAATGGCTTGCTGAAGGCAATACACCGCTACTAGCTGAAGAGCAATAATTGTTCAAAACAAAAATTTAAAATAATTTAATAATTATGTTTGGTTTTTCAGCTTTTGCTGCTCTTCCATTTAATACAATTGACGGAAATATACCGCCACCGCCACCGCCGCCAATTGATGTTTTGCTAGGTGGGCATTTTGGTTTTGATGAAAAAAAACGCAACCAGCAATGGAACTCAGACCAAAAAGCTGAAAAACAACGCAAGCTAAAGTTGCGCGAAGCCTTGTTTGGCTTACCGCCAGCCGAGCGCGAAGAAATAACCAGCGCACCGACACAAGCCATAGAAATTGCCGCCCGTGACCCGATTGACTATGCCGCAATGATGGAAAAAGTAAGGCAGCTTGAATTTCGGATAAGATTGCAGCGTGATGAAGAAGAAATCGCACAACTGTTGGAAATGCTATGAAGAAAGAAACATGGGTTTTTCCGAGTGACGGCTCCGAGCCGTATGAGAAAAGCAAAGGGTCGCTTGCCGACCGCATGATGGTGTTTGGCGACATTGAGCCTTTTCGGTCGCCGGACGGTCAGATGATTATGGGCCGTGCCCAATGGCGCGAACACTTGAAGGCAACCGACACCATCGAGATGGGCCATTCGGATGTCAAATACGCACAAAAAGAATGGCAAAAGAAAAAAGAGGCACACAACGCCCGCCTGCGTGGGCAAGTGGCGAAGGTGCAGGAATTTGACCGCCCAGGCGCACCCATTGCGCCGGTGCAGCGCAGCAACTTGAACGTGGAGATGGCAAATCGGCTACACAACCGACCGCCGCCTGAGCGCAAGGAAATGATCAAAATGACCCTCGACCAAATGAAAAGGATGAAATGATGGAAAACGAAGTTGTCGCACCCGACACAACCGAATTAGTTTCAGCACCCGAAGCGCCAGCGCCCGCGCCAGCCGAGCCGCCAAGCCGTGCTGACACGATCCGCGAGGCATTGGCAAAAACATCATCTGATCCTGCAAACCAAGGCAAAAGCCCAAGCCAACCCCGTGAAAAGGGCAAATTTGCGCCCAAATTCCCAACTAGCGACAGCCAAGCGCCCAACACGCCCGAAAAACCTCGGGTGGATATGCCTAAGTCCCTGCGGCTGGAACTGAAAGACCATTGGGAAAAAGCCCCGCAAGAACTCCAACAAGCCTTTGCACAACGCGATGCCGACTATGAAAAGGGCATCAGCCAATACAAAACACGGGATGCCGAGGCTCGGGCCATCACCGAGCAATTTGCGCCTTATGAGTGGATTCTGCGGAACGAAAACACCACACCGGCGCAGGCTATTGCTCCCCTTTTGCAGACTGCGGCCCTGCTGCGGACGGG